ATGACCTTCGCCACGATGGTGTCAGCCGCCTATTTGAAATGGGCTGGGATATCCCGAAAGTGGCCTCTGTATCCGGCCACCGGGACTGGAATTCAATGCGCAGATATACGCACTTGAAAGGGAATGGCGATCCTTACGAAAACTGGTCTTGGCTGGAGACGATAGTAACGGGCCCCATCATTGAGGCCCGGAAGCGAATCAAGAAGCGCGGCGTAGACTAGAGTTGCGCATCAGCTTGTCATGCTCCGTGCGAGCACGTGCATGCTGGGTATCCAGATAGGCAGCCAGGTCGGCAAGGTGAACCCCGCGTGCTGATTTTTGGCTGCGTTCGATGGCTACAAGTGGCAGGTCAATCTGGCCTGCTGCGACTTTCATCTTCATCTTTTCGGGTGTCAGATGGCTAAAGTAGTCAGCGCACACTCGCTCAAGAGGAATGATTGCCTGGCCGCCATACTGCGCAAGTAGCAGAAATTGAGTATTCATATTCTATCTCTGTTGCGCCGCTCGGGGTGGCGAAAGGATTATTTGGTTGCTTTGGCGATGGCGGGGCATGCGTCGAGCATTGCCTCATACATGGGATGAAAGATCGCGCAGTTTGGATCTTCGTTTCGTACTTGCATGTGATGTGTACCTCATTAAAACCCGCCGCCAGGATCATTGGTGAGATGACGGAGGCGGGCTGACGCGGATGATTAATTACAAAGTGGCTTCATACAGCGGCACTTCATTGATGGCGGCTTGGATTTTGTCGCGCACCGCGTTGTAGGCTTCTTCAAGTACCTTGTCCGGGCGTACCAGTTCGAACCACATCATCAAGCGGCCGTCCTGGATGCGATAACGGAACCGCGCAGGCACGCAGAACGCATCACCGCCAAGGAAGGGTTTCACTGCAATGAAGAACTGCTCAGGAATACGCAACTGACCAGCTTCGCCAGCACGGCCGTCGATTTCTTCGTTGTACGTGAGTTGTACTTGGCCATTGTCGAGGCGTGTGCCTTGGCGGAAGGTGATGTTTTTCTTGGCCTCAAGGGTGCGGCTGATTTCCAGCATATCCGCTGCACCTGGTGCATTTTGTTCGTTGGCAGGCTGGGTAATGTCCCACACGTTTTCTTCGATGAATTCAGCGAAGGTCGCTTGGTCCATGCGTTTGCGGTCGTATTCTTTCCAGCGGCCCCATTCAACAGTGGTGGGGCAGCGATAGGTGGCTACATGCTCTAGCCACGCCGGGCAGTCTGGTTGGTGGTAGTCGATCACTGCCGAGAAGGTGCGTCCTTCCGGGCCGTTGCAGAATACGGCTGTTGCCGAAGTGGCGAAGCGATTCACGTAGTCGATGAACGACTCAGCATCCAGCACGGTGAGCTTTTGTTTGGCACGGGTCGGTGCAGGCAGCAGGTGCTCAAGGCTTTTGAGCGAGACATCTTGCGGGAGTAGGGCGATTGGCGCGGCCAACCCAGGGTGATCGACGGGCTTGCCGAGGGATTGAGCGTAGCTGAACAGCTGTTGCAGGGCTTGTTGCATTGGATGTGCTCCAGTGGGTAGTGCAAATGGTGAGAGGCGAGAGTTTTTTATTGACTGACTTGTCGCAGAACTTCGGGTTTTTCTTCACCCACAGTTCTAAGTGCCAGGTCTTGTTGGCGAGGGTCGCGGCGAGTGAGGTTGCCCTCAGGCGTCAGGAAGAACAGAGATGTGCCGCGTGACAAGGCCGGCTCTTTGGCTTTCACGTCTGCCTTGATGGTCATCTGGCCGTTGCCATCGGGTTTGTAGGCGAGCTTGATAGTCAGCTCGCCACCTATGCCGGTCAGGCGGATGGCATCGATCAGGCTGTGCTGCGTTTCGCTGAGTTCATCCAATAGCCCGCCCGCTTCGATATCGCGCAGGGTGTCGATGAATGGACGTGATTTGCTCATGTGCTGTGCCTTTTTACGTTGGTTGCAGTGGCCCTGAATTTCAGGGGAATACTCAGGCGGCTTGGTTGGGCGCTTGCGCGTCGAGGTAAGCCGCCAACATGTGCAGGTACACCACCGGCTTGGCTCGACTTGAGCGGTGCAGGCGGGTGACCTTGAGTGCAATGCGCCCGGCTTTTATTTCGCTGAGCAGGTAACGATCAGTTCTGATGTGCGTGAAGTAACGTTCGCGGACTGCTGTGAGGCTTGGGCAGGGTGTGGCGAACTCCCTTCGTAACTGGTCGAGTGTGTCGCTCACGCCGCATCCTCCCCGCACCCCTTCTGTTGGGGCACCAGCTTGAGGCGGATCAACTCGGCCAGGCCTTCTTTGGTTTTACCCATTGCCGCCGCGCAAATCTGGCCCTTGCTGTCTGCGATCACTGCGCCATAGGGGTATTCAGGGCAGCGGGTCGGTGTGACGTAGGCGATTTGTCCATCATTAATAACGGCGTCTACGCACCGGAATACCTCAGCCAACTCCGCCGTAACCGCGGGAAGCGCTTCAAGCAACGTTACGGCTTCAGCTGACGCGCCAATAAGCGTGGCGCGGCTGATAATCGCGGGGTTATTGACAAAGATCGGGACCAGCTTCAGGGCGCCTATCGCTTGGGTGATTGCGTTCTGTTTCATGCGGCGGCGTCCTTATGGGTAGGGGATGGGGTGATGCCCAGTTTCTTGCTCAGCCACGCCACACCGGGTTCTTTCACCATCACAACCGCGTAATGGCTGAAGGTGTTGATGTTCGTGTTCCAGCGACTACGGGTGTCTACGTACAGGTAACCCTGGTCGCGGTGCTTGCTGGCCAGCTCACCGCTCTGGGTCAAAATGCCGAGCTCACGCAATCGTGTGCGAAAGGCGCGTGGTTTCAAGCCGAGCAGGGCGGCCGTGGCGTCCAGGGTTCTGTTCATGTGGGCGCTCCTTAAGCCGCTGCGCGAGCGCACAGGGCTGTGAAGATTTCGTCCAGTTGACCGGTCATGTCCTCAATCGACGCGTCGTTATGCAGAACGAGGTCGTTGTCATGGATGGAGATGCCGGACTCGCTGATATGCGGGTTCACATTGGGTGCGTCTGCACGCAGCAGGTGAATGACCAGGCCGCCTTTTTCCCGAACGAAAGTGGCTTCATTTTCGAAGCGCAGATCGCTGATCACAAAGCCGCTGGTGGTGTCGTTGATCTGGCCGAGAAGCTCAAGGTTTTGCTCGGCCAGCCACACCCACACATCGGGGTGGATCTGATTGCGGCCCCATTCAGTGCCCAGCGATTGCATCAACTCGCGCGCTGAGTGGCCGACCCAGTCGACAGGCTGCTCTTTGTGTTCGTCGTCAAAATCACGCGCGGTCAGATTGAAGAGGGTCATCAGGCCTTCGCGCAGTGGGTCTGCAAAGGCGTAGGTTTGAAAGTTATGGGTGCTGGCCAAGTGCATCGCTGCGGTCGTTTTGCCCGAGCGGGCAAGCCCTGCCAGTCCAATCAGTACCTGTTTCATGCTGCGTCACCTCCGAGTGGAGCGAGGTTTTCAGCATGTTTAGTGGTTAAAGCGATTCGTTGCGGATTATTGATGATGACCAGTAGGCCTGTGCTGCGCTGGATATCTTCAACTGAAGCGCGACTGGTGCAGGCTGCCGGATGGACATAGATCCGGCAGCGGGTGCTGCTGTGCTGTGTAGTCTGCATGGCTCGTACTCTTGGTGAGAGGTTTCGAGACAAAGACTACAATCCAATTTGTAATTTGGTCAACACGCTAATTTGTATTATTTTTTATTTACAATAAAAAACCCGAATAAACGGGCTTTTTTTGATTGCCTGATTTGTTACCTCAGGACCGAATACCAGAATACTCGTCCTAGAACGCATATGTCTTCGTTGCGGATTTTTTCTGGGGAGTACTCTTCGTCGGGGTATTCATCGCGATTAAAGCTTCGCATCCTGATGCCACCTGATGGCAGGCGATAAAGAATTTTTACACGCAGATGATCGTTATGCCTCAAGGCATAGATATCGCCATCTTTGATGTCTTGCTTCCCTTGATCCACCCCTACTGTACTGCCGCTGGGTAGGACCGGCTCCATGCTGTGTCCTGATACAGTCACGCAAATGGCATTTGCGGGATCTATGCCTTGTCGTCTTAGGGTCATCTTTCCAAAGCGCAGCTTTGACTTTGAATAGTGCTCAACTGCAGAGCAGCCCGAGCCCGCAGACAGTTCTATTTCCTTTAACAAAGGAATCTCTACCTCATCGTCGTCTAGCGGGGTTTCGTCATCCCACACTTCGATAGGTCCAAGCATTACCGCATCGGCAGTGACAGATTTGGGCGCTGTCTTTGCAGTAGGACTGATGCCAGATACTTCATCCATGGATAGCCCAAGCACCTGAGCTATCTGTAATGCAAATCGGGTGTTCTGGGTGTTGCCTGCTTCAAAAGCAGCATAAGTCTGCTGGCTGAATGTTTCATCAGGGCCTAGTAGTTCGCGGACTCGATCAGCGAGGGCTACCTGGCTTAGTTTCAGGGCCTTCCTGCGGGTCTTGAACAGTGCTGCTACAGGTGAGGGTGAGCGCGTTGTTTTGGTCATGCGGGG